TTGGGGAGTTGCGTCAACATAACAGGTTCAGCGAACCGATAAGCTTTCCTATTTCCCAAATTTGACGCTTGAGGCAAAAAGGAAAGGATAATTCGACCCGCCTGCAATGGCTCCGCATTTAGTTGAAGTCTCAAAACAACTGTCGCTCGGAATAAGGCATAACCATTTAATTTGGCCTTCCAAACCGGCGAATTCAAGATGTTCTGGGATATGGACAGCTCAAAAAGATTCCCTGTTGTCAGTGTGGTAATACTACCAGATGCAGCAATCTGGGGTTTTTTGAAGAAGGAGGATAGCAATTGAGAATCCTTAGTTGCAACGCCATAACTCGGATCAACAACCCTCAACTTAGTCATGGTAGAAATCCGGACTTTGTCATCATCCAAAAATTCAGTGGTACCCTCTCCGGACAAATGCTGTTTTTTAGCCGACAGCTCGGCATCTCCGAAAGTCTGACCAGTCGGAGATAACTGGTCTAAATTATTATTTGTTGTCGCAATTCTAAATCTTAGCGCGGCGTCCGAATCAAAACTACCGCGTGCAGCTAGTACCTGGATATTGGGGATTACCCGTCGCATCCTGGTTAGTAAGGCTAAATAGCCCACGACACCAATCTCTTGCCCTTTTCCACCAGCAAACATTGGGTTAAAGAGATATAAAATTAGTAGAACGCCTCCACACTTTGGCTCATTAGCCTTAAGTGTCGGCGATCTGTAACTGGGGGGTGGAAATCCATGAGACTGGCCATCGCATGAATCATCTTGGCACTCCACCTTTCCCAAATTTTTACTTCGTGAAGAGAAAGTTCCATTAGCATCGTCTCGCACGTTTTGTGCACATCTCCAATGGATGATCCCTTCTTTGTCCAATACGGTGATTCTAATATAGTTGCTATTTCTAGGGGGGCGAACCACCTGCGAGCCCCCCCATCCCATAAAAAAGACCTCTTTAAAAACGAACAAGATGTTATATCTTTAAAATGGGGTTTTGCTGACTTGTCCGTATCCGTATAAGTCATGCCAATAAGGGAAAACTCCACTGTCACCTGCTCAACATCATCAATAGGCAGCTGTGGACTTATGGACATAATATTGTCATCCCCAAAGGCTACAAACTCAAATCCATTTTTCATTTCAGACAAAACCAACGCAATATCGTCGC